AGCACTTAATACCCAAGATTTACCAATACCAGCCGGAGCAACTACAACTCCCAACTCACCAGCACCCAATCCACCTTGCATTACCTCGTTTATAATATCCCACGGTGTTGGTGATGTAATTCTTGCAGTTTCTGAATATCTTTCTTCAATATCTTCTAAATAATCATGTCCTAAATTTCTTTCAACGCCAGCTTGCATCGCATTATCTATTAAACCTTTTATCTCATCACTATCGCCGTCTCGTTCTAATATTTCAGCTGACCTAATGATAGCATCCTTTAATACTTGTGATTTATGGAAATCTAATGACTTATCTTTAATATAATCAAGGTCGGTTGCTTCAATATTTTTAAATACCTCTTTTAATATATCCTTAACGTTAACCTGTAGTAAATCGGAGTCTATTTCTTGTATTTTAATTTTAAATACATTCATAGTGATAACATCTTTATATTCGTTGTAATATTCTCGTATTTCCTTTATTAACCAACAAAAAGCATCATTACTTGTATATTTCTCATCTAATATATCTACAATTTGCTCTAAAAATAATTTATCTGAAATCAAGCATACTATAAACTTAATTTGAAAGGAATATCCGTATTCTGATATGCTTTTTGTTTTATTCATTTATTCCTCCAATAATGATCTAAAATGTTAAATTCCGTTAACCAATTATCAAAATTTTGGATATGTCCTTGTAATTTATCCTTTACGAACAGAGTTTGTAGTTGATACTTAACTAACTTAGGTGCTAAGGAGTTAACTGCATCAACAATCTTCAATTTCGTTTGATTTTTAATGTCTGGATCATGTAGTTGCATTAAAATAAAATTTCTTTTTATAATAAATTCATTTTTAACCAACATCTCTGAAACTCTCGTTGTTTTTTTATTCGCCGAAACCAATAACTCCTTAGCATCAAAATGCTCATCCTCGGTTAGTGTTGGAAACTCTTTTACTAATGTCTTTACTCCAATTCCCCTTACGCCAGGTATACCATCAGATTTATCCCCATCTACTATTCTACAGGTTAAGACATTTTGTGGATAAACTCCAAACTCTTTTCTTATTAAGTCTCTATCGTAGGTTACTTTCTTAGTAGGTGAGTATAATTGAATTTTATCATTAACTAACTGATAAAAGTCTTTGTCGGATGACATAATTGTGCATTTCGACTCTTTTAATGTCGATGTACATATGTAACTTATAACATCGTCAGCTTCGAGATTATCTAATGCCAATAAAGTCAAAGGTAAGTGTTCTAAATACTCAACTAACCTACCTAATTGTCTTTTTATTGATTCGGATTCATCTTGCGGTGTGGTTGCCCAATCGACATTTCTATTTAATCGACTTCGTACTTTCCTACCAGCCTTATATTCAGGAAATACTTTTTGGCGTGGTTTGGATGAGTTTTTACCATCAAAAACAATAATACAACGAGTAGGCTTAAACTTATTAATCGTATATCGTATAGATTTTAAAAACCCAGTCAAACCACCCACGTGATTACCATCTTCATTCAAAGATGGGTTAACGCTAAATGCCCTTATGAAAGTATTGAAACCATCTACAACTAAAACGTGATCATTTAGTTTTTTTGTTGTAGGATTGGTTTCAATATCATCTTCGTAGTCATAAAATCGCTTAGTTAATAAAGTTTTATCATAACTATTACTCATTCGCAAACTCATCTTCAGTAGTGACATCATCTATGCCCAATTGACCAGAATCATACTTTAAAATTATCTTTTTACAGATAGAATCATAAATATATTCCTGAGTATCTACGTCTGAGAGTAAAGCGCCAAAGTCTTTTGATTGAAACTTATGTTCTTTATTATTTTGGTCAACTAAAGTATACCAAGCACCAGCTTGTTTAACTAAGTTGTGGTCTTTCATTACACTTAACCAACTAGCAAAATCATCAATACCCTTATCAAAGAAAAGTGGGAATTCAGCACTCCGTAATGGAGGACCTAATCTATTCTTAATGACTTGAGCTTTGATTTTAATACCGACAGTATTCTTTTTTGTATCTTTGATTTGCCCCATATTCTTTAAACGAATACGAGTAGAAGCGTGAAATGGTAAAGCCTTACCACCACTTGTAGTCCAAGGATCACCGAACATTACTCCGAGTTTCTGTCTGAGTTGATTCGTAAAGATTAAACATACTTTTTGACGAGCAATAAGTTGTGTAATCTTTCTCATAGCCTTTGATAAGACTATGGCTTTTGATGTAGCCCAACCATCTTTATCAAAGTCAGCATCCATCTCTACTTTTGTAGAAGCAGCAGCTAAACTATCGACTAATATGGTGACTAATTTATCTTTATCGGATTCGCGAATCTTCGTGATAATCGTTTCAATCGTATCAAATATGTCTTCAACTGTTTCCAGATGAACGTATAGCATATTATCAGTATCTACTCCAATTGCCTGTAAGAATTCAGCTGAAACAGCAGACTCAGTATCTATATAGACAGCAAGACCACCTTTCTTTTGAGTGGAGGCAAGAGCGTGAGCTCCAATTAAAGATTTACCACTACCTTCAAGTCCATTTATTTCTGCTATTCGACCAGCAGCAAATCCACCGTTAGGTTTATTTGATATTGCTAAATCTAATAACGTAGAACCCGTAGAAACCCAATCCGTAACATCAGTTGGAGTTTCTTGTTTTCCATCAAGAAAATAAGCTACTTGATGAGATTTGAATTGTTTGTTAAGTTCGCTAGCTAATACTTCAGCTAGCTCATCTCTGTTTGACATATGTTTCTCCTATTAAACGATGGGGCGGAGAAAGGAGTAAACCACCCCACCGAGCCCGCGGGATTATGAATTAAATAATTTATCAAAGTCATCTTCTACTGTAGAAGATGCATTGGTAGTAACCATTTCGGGTTCTGGCGTACCAGAACTGTCATCATTATCCGTTGGATTTAAGAAACTTGAGAGGTGTTCTTTCAACTCATCAAAGGTTGGTTCTTTATATAACTCACCAATGTTGGGTTGACCATTTAACAGTTTTTCTAATTGATCAGAATCATCAGATAACGTAGTTTGATTTGGTTTTACTCTGATAGTAGTTTTACCATACTGATTTCCAGCTTCAGCAGGCGTTTGTCGTTCAACAACAATGTCACGACCAACTGTAGCATCAGAAATATCACCATAATCAGGATCTGCGATTATACCCAAAAGTTCTTGATAAACTGTTTTACCAAAACCCCAGAATTTAACTCCTTCACTTTCTTCACCACGAACTATAACGGGAACAAATGTTCTCATTTTAGGTTCAATTCGTTTTCCTTGAATCCATTCATCTTTATTGCCAGACGATTTAAGTTTGTCAGCAAATTGTTGAACTGGATCAGGTCTACCAAATGATAGTGGTGATAGGACAGTTTTGTTAGGAACTAAACTGTAATGAAAAAACAACTCACTAAAAGGATTGTTCTTATCGTGTGTATAAGGTACAATTCTTACTTGTGATTTTCCTGGTTGTGGTTTCCAAAACGAGTTTGAGGTTGTGTTTTGTAACTGATTAAGACGGCTTTTTATAGCATCAATATCCATTTTTATTCTCCATAGTTATGTTTAAGGGTTATTGTTATTAATAAATATTTAATTAAAAACATTTAAGTATAACGTATTCATATAATATACGAATTTTTTTGTTAAAATACAAGCTTTATTTTAGTCTTTTTAACTTTTTTATTTGTAGCTTTAGGTTTTTCAATTCTTTATTCATCATCTCACATTCTTCACGATAATTTTGTGGTTCGTGTGATTGTTCTTCTAATTTACTTAATCTATCTTCAATAGTCAAGGGTTTTGTTCGATATGCCATAAATTGCGTATAAACCATATCAATCATTCTTTCTTGTGATATGACATTACTTGGTAAATCTTTTTGGTTTTCTCCATACCATAATATAACACTTTTTTTCCAATTATCAAAGTCTTTTTTTGAAGAATTTTGAATATCAAATGTAGGAATGGGTTTTA